ATCGGTTTAGGCTGATCTTGCATCAATGTTTCTAAAATAAACTTTAAGTTTGGCGTTTTCATTATATTATCCTACATTTTCCATCTTCACACAATATTGAGGTGATGATGTTATTTACTCTATTATATTTGTTTGTTTGTGTCATTTTGCTAACTGATTCATTCATGTGCGTAGGCCGCATAAAAGCTCCATGAGTTGAAGGATTAGATACGAAGTCCCAACATATCAATTCAAAATCTTCTTGAACTTCTACAGTGCCCTCATTTCGCAATTCTTTTACTGAACCTAATCCGCGCGATGAAATTCCCAATGTAATTCCGGCTCTAAAAAGTTCTTTAAGAATCTTACCAGATGGCGTATCTAATATTTGTACTGCTCCATGCAAATCATCTCCTTTCCACCAAATTTTTAAAACATTGTGAGAAACATTGTTTAAGTTTACAACTGAGGATTCCGGGTGATCTAATTCTCCTAATGCTCTATGTTGATCGATATATTCCATTTGATAACGTTGACATTCTCTTTCTAGAATTGGTTTTGGATATATACGTCCATTTTGATTTTTAGCTCCAGCTCGTTGCAAAACTCCTTGTACAACAAAACCACCAGGTATTCCATATGCAGCACCGCTTGATTCAGTTAATGAACCAACGGGCTTAAATGGCATATATTCTACAATTAGTTGTTTTGACATTTTATTCTCCTAATGCTCTTACGCGTTCTGATATTTTAATTAATCTTTCTGAAATCTTTGCTAATGCAGATTCTACTGCAGAACCGTAACCATTTCGTGCAACGCCTGATTCTGTTTTTAATCTAGATGCATAATTTACAGTGCGTTCAATTTCTTGCAATTGTCGTGCTACTTCTTTTATTGTATGTTTTATTTTTTGTTCAGGTGTTGATTTTGCATCGCCTGTTGAATATGCTCGATATGATTCGATGAGTTGTTCGTATTTAGTATCCATCATTTCGAAAACAGATGGCTTATTCGTAGATGTACGATGAGGTTTGTTTGGCATATGTTTTGATGGGTATTCATATGATTTATTATACCAATCTTGTTCGTTATCACTAAATGGAAATTTATCATTCATCACTTCTTCTTCCGATTCTGGATGTTGATATGTATCATCTTTCCATCTAAATGTTGGAGGCGTATTTACAGATTCATACGTTTTGTCTTTATTTCGCCATTTACCAGGTTTAGCAAAAGCCGTCGGTGTATTATATCCAGCAACTGCGCCCGTCGTAGAAATTTCATCTATTTCTTCATCTTTACAAACACATTGATCGTTAGGACGATTACAAAAATCGCAATATTCTGCAGATTCTATTACAATGAATTTTTCTTTAATTTGTTTTAAAAATGACTTCATTAATGAATTTCCTTTAACTCTTTGATTAAATCAAAATAACGTAATAGTGAAAGTACATGAGATTCCTTAATTGTTTTCATATTCTCTACAGTACATAGCATTTCAGAAAGTTTTTTAACTTTAATTTTTGTAGCTTTATCCGTAATTTGATTAGCTCGCATCGATAGATCAGATTTAATCTTTGGAATAATTTTTTCTACATATTCTCGTAATGCAACAGTATCATTTACATTTGTAATATACTTATTTAAAAGTTGTTTTTGCGATTCATCCAATGTAGATGAATATTTTGCATTAAATTTATCAACTAGAAGTTTATATGTTAACAATCGAATATCTTTAGGTTGTGATTCAAATACTTGGGTAATAGAATCTTTAACTTGCGTTTTCTTTGTTGGCATTGTTACATGTTCAACAATTACACCTTTACAAGCTGATATTTGTTTTGGATTGTCTGTTTCAGCATGTTCAAAGATCATGTTAATTGATGCTAATGCTTTATAGTTTGAAATATGTATTTTAGCTAAATCGTCAAATACAAATTTCTCAGAAATTTCTTTAACTAAATTATATCGCTGACGTTTTAATACGGATTGATTTAATTTATCATGTGCCGCTTTAACCGTACGAATATAATCTAATGCATGAGCTTCACTTTTAAACTGTTCTTTCATCAATGAATTATATAAATACAATTCTTTTGCTAATTCTGTGTTTTTACCGAAATATTTTTTAATAATGTCAACGGTAACAGTTTTGTTTGATGATAACGTTTCTGAAGTTAATTTCCTAACTAACATTTCAAAAAGAATTCCGGTATTCTTATATTTTGAATGTTTTAATTTCTTCATGTTTATCCAATCATTTTTTTTATTTTATATAAATATGTATGTTTTTATAAAATGTTGTTTTCGTCTAGCATTGTGTTTTTGTCTGAATCGTCTTGTGTTTGTTTTGGTTTCAATGATTCTGTAATTATAGACGCGCCTTTATTCTTTAATTTTAAATGTTTTAATATATCATGTCCTTCTGCTGATACTGGTCGATTATTGCGATTCCATCGCGTATCTGGTTGAAATGATGTTTGTTGATTTTGAGGATTAAATGCTTGTTTTAATTCTTTTCTACCCGTAGGATCCCACCCAAATGCATTTTTATGTTGTCCGGATTTGATACCCTCTTTTGGACGTCCGCCTTTATCTTTTTTTTCTACTTCGTTTGATGACATATGTACTGTTGCTAAATCATGCGGTGTTCCATATGATATTCCAGTTATGGTAGGGTCATTTCCTTCCTGTTCAATTTGATTTTGACGGAATCTTAATTTTAAATCTTCTACAACATCGCTTCGTTCTTGTAGCCATTGTTCTTCAGACATATTAAATATGTACTCATAAATATATCTATCTGAAACAAGTTTTGAATCTTTCATGGCAGTCGCTAATGTCATTTTTTCAGTCATCAATGCAACTTTTTGTTGATCATATATAATTGACGGTGCCGTTAATTCTAATTCGAAACTAACTAAATCTTCACCTTCAAATCCTTGAGCATATAAATGAACAATTGCAATTTTTGTTAATTCCGATATCGCAATTCTTTGAATTCGTTCTATTGTTCTAGCAAAACGAATGTCCATTGCAGCTAACGTTGTTTTTCCTTCTACGCCTTCTTCATATCCTAAAAAAGCTTTTGGAATTTTTAAAGCTGCCATCATTTTATCTTTAACATAATTGATATCATCCATTCCGGTAAATGTCATACCAGGTAATGTATCAATTGATGTTGTGGAATTGCCGCCGCGAACTGGCAAATAATAATCTTCCAACATGTTGTTAAGATTAAATTTTAAATTGTAATTACCAGTTTGTTGATCAATATGTGGAATTTTTTTCATTTTATTAATAATAGTTTCCATAAACGAATCAACTTCATTTGGTGGAATATTACCAATATCAATTTTGAAAATACGTTTTTCCGGTGCGCGCATAATACGATGGATTAACATTGCATCTTCCATCATCATTAATTTTTGAAATTCTTTACGAGCACCTTCTAACATTGATCTACCATATGGTAAAAAATTAGAATCAGATAACATTCGGAAATGTGCCATTTCAAAAACATCATATGTAATATTTGGACTACCAACATGACGAAATTGAATTTTATATTCACCAGTTGCTTCATCATACTCTTCAAATCGTTCTACTTCATATGCAGACAACGGCCGAACATTTAAAATACCTATTTCTTCTGCAATATCTAATTTTAAAAAGAAATCTCCATATTTTACCATGTTTCGAATCCAAGTCCATAAATTAAATTCTATGTTTAAAACATCATAAAATAAATTGTATAATATTTTTTGTACGTTTGATTTATCTGTTTTTATTGTTAAAATATCACCAAATTGATCTGCTAATGTTGATTCGTCTGAATATATATCGAGCGCCGAACTTATGATAGGATCTCGGTCCATCATTTCATAGTCAGCATAAAGCTGCATACGATTTTGATGCATATAGTAGTTAGAATCATAACCGCCCATTCCACCAACCATGTGCTTATTTGCACCGTGCATTCTAGTATATCTATCTGCAACTTTGGTTTGATTTAAATTACCGACACCCTGAAGTCGGTTCGTGTCTACTACTCGAAGTTTATCTTTACCATAAGCTCGAACTATTACATTCGTAGCAAATAGATTTTGTAAGCGTTTTCTTAGTGTTGGCATAATAAAATATCTTATTTAAATATAAATATAACTTGTTACAGAAGCCAGGTTAAATTTTCGTTGTCGCGGCCGTTATTCCATGACCACCCATCGGCATTAGTTGATGGTTTACCTGTAAAAATAACTGATTCTGAAGTTTTTGTGAATTGTGAAAGTGCACGTTTATGCAATTCAATTCCTTGTTGTCGCAATTTAAGCGTTGTATCTCGTAACCATAATCCAATACAAAATGCCATAACGAGGTCATCATTATATCCACCTTGTGATTGTGCTTTGCCATTTAGCCAAACAAATACAAATAATTCTTGTATTAATCGTTTAGAACGAATTACTGGAGTTCGTTCGCGCATATACATTTCAAGTGCTGATATCATTAATGGTCTCGTACGAGTTGTTGTTGATACGCCAGGAACCATCTGAGATTTGTCCTTCATATCATAACCTTTTTTCAATTGTACATCGACGTCAACATAACCATCATCTTTATATGTATAAAATAAATTTTCATATCCTCGGTCTAATGCTGGCTGAATTGCAGCCCAACCTATATTTGCATTTTCAATTGCTAGCAATGCATTATTCCATTCTGTTGCAACCGTTACAAGCATATTACCAAAATCTTTAGGAGGCATTTTACCTTTATATTCAGCAACTTGTGATACATTTTCTACATCAATAACATGAAAAGTAGACCAGTCGGCACCATCTCCTCGTGCGACGTCAGCTACTACTATGTAATTTTTTTCATAGTTTGGATATTCCCAAATCCAATATCCGTTATCATATCCTCTACGTTCAATTGGCTCGCTACACCTATTTTCATAATCCATTAGTATAGCACCATCTATTACAGTATGACCAGATGAAATAAAGTCGCAATCGCATTCTTGTGCTGCACCTCGTTCTCCTAACAATTGAGTTTGTTCATCTCTCCATTGCTGATCTCGATCGGGGTGTACGGTCCAATGCAATTTAATTGTATGAAATCCGTTAATCTCTTGCTCAGCTTCAGACCATACCGAATGAAACCAATTACCAACACCGTTGGGCGTAGACAATACAATTGCTCCACCCCCCGTTGATAGTGTTGCTTGCGATGCTATCCATATTTCTTCAATGTTCCTAATGAATGCTGCTTCATCTATAATTAGCAATGATAATGCTTCTGAACGTGCTCCTGTGGTTGCAGATGAAACTGCTTTGATTTGTGAGCCGTTTTTAAATTTCAATGAAAGTTTGTTATCGGCTTCAATATTTCCTTTTAACCAACTAGGTAAATTATCATGCATTACCCGAACTTTTGTTACTAAGTTTTTTGCTACTTCTTGAGTTGTTGCAATAACAAGTACATTGAAATCGTCTTTAAATAACATGCTCCAAAGCGCAAAGCCGGCTGAAAGTGTTGATATACCTAACTGACGAGACTTTAGAATTACATTGTAACGATTATCTCGCAATTCCGTTAATGAATTTTCCTGAAATGGATATAAATTAAATTTAATTTTACCAAGTTTTGGATGCTGAATATAACAATATTGTCGCATAAAAAAAACAGGATCTTTAGCACACATTGTGTACTGTTGTTGTATAATCTGTTTTATATTTTGTGACATATTATTTTAAGATTTCATTGATTAATATTCCAGAGCCCAACGTTGTAAAAATTCCTGCAGCGAACCATAATCCTTTTGATTCATACCATTTTGGTTTAAGATACCGTTCTCTACGAATATATATTTCTACGTTTTCTTGCAACAAAGCAATTTGTTGATCTTTGTAATGTAATTGCAACGAATCCAATTTAATTAAATCTTCGTGTTGTTTTGATAATGTAACATACTTATCGATTATTGCATTGTTAATCGAATCCAATGCATATAATGAATCTAATGTATATGAAATATCAACAATTTCTTGTTGAGTGAAACATGTGTCTGGTTTTGTTTGCGTTAGTGCAAATATCGGAAATAACAGTATAACTAATAAACGTTTCATATTATTTTCTTGATTTACGTCCTCGACGCGTTTTATTTAAAATATTTTGTTTTGCTTCTTCTACAGGTTTTTCTTCTACTTGTAGTTCTTCTTTAGCTGTTTGCAATTCTTCAATTTCTGTTTTAGTTTCTTGAATTTCTTCTTTTATTTCAATTCGCTGTTCTTCGATAGCTTCCGTTTTACCTTGTAGCTGATCAATTTTTTTATTGTTATCGTCAAGTTTTTTATCTAGTTTTGTAACTTTCTTTTTGTTAATTTTATCACTTACAAAAATAGCTGCTATAATTGCTAAAATTACTCCAGCAATAACTGCCCAATATTTTTTAATTGTTTTCATTTGATTCTCCATTTAATCGTTTCATAAAATTGTCTTTGAATTTATCCCATTCTTTTTGTACGGTTTCTTCAAATTCTTCTGGTGTCATTTTTGCCGTCCATGTTTCTGTAATACCATCGCTATTACTTACAAATTTGGCTGATTCCGTATACGTTTGTTTTAAAAGTTCAACATCGCGTTCGGCATCGCGTAACCATGCTAATGCATTTTTGCGTATTTTATCTTGTTCATATTCATCATATTTTCCTGCAGATTTTAATTCATGTTCCATTTCAATTACGCAATCAAAACACATTCCATGAATTGTTCTCATTTGTTGATCTAACGGATGCGTACCAACACACGTGCACGTATCTTTTCTGCAATTTGGAAATGATCGTAATTCGTCTCTAATAGATTGAAATATATCAGAATTTTTTGTTTTTCTTATACGAAAGCCTTCTCGTTGTTCTACAACATATACGTTTCCATTAGAATCAGTTTCTTCCCAAATATCGCCAACTTCATGATGTTCAGCTTGTTTTGATTTTTTTTCTGCATCGGAAAATCCTACAGCTTTTTTAGTTTGAAACTTATGAGTGCCGTCTAACATTTGTTGAACGGCTTTAATATTTTGTAACTTTTTTGACATAACTTGTTTATTTTTATTATTTATTTCCGTTGTCTTTTTTAGTATTACCTTGTTGCAATTTTTTAAGTGCTAAAGATTTTAACATCATGAAAAAGTTTTTAAAGTCTTCTGGTTCTGAATCTTTTAATACGTTGTTAATAACTTTTGAAATTGTTTTAAGTCTTGCAATATTTCCAGTTTCTTTTTCTCGTAAATGATCAACAAATTTTTGAATAGCTAAAGCCTCTTGTGCTGCAGGATCTAATTTAGTTTCAGCACTTTCTGCATCAGCTGGTTTTTCTGCATTGGCATCTGGGGCCGGTGCGTTAGGAGCAGGAGCTGGTGCGGCAGGAGCAGGAGCGGCATCGGGTGCCGGTGGAGCTGCAGGTGGAGCTCCTGGGGCAGGGGTATCACCTGGTTGTGTACCTGTTAAATCAGGTGTGCCTGGTGCTGGTGCATCAGCTGGGGGCGTTTCTTCAGGAGCGTCTGCAGCAGGTGGTTCGGGTTGTTCTCTTAGTACTTTTACAATTTTTCTTCGCACATATTCTCTAACTAAAATTTCTCGTTGTTCTCTAGTTAAATTTTCAATTTTATCTTGCAATACGTCTGCAGTCTCTTTTTCTTCTGTATCTTGTCGTTTCTTAAGCCGTTTTGCAGCCGTTTTTGGATCATATTCGCCATTTTCTAAATCTTTATAAAGACGATCATTATCATTATATGTTGGATATAATTTACCATCATCTTGCATCGTTTTATCTGTTTTACGTAAAACGTTGGTTTGTTTTTCTCCAGTAGATTTAGGATTCAAACCACCTTTTTTATCATCCAATGTATAATCTTTAAGATCTTTTCTATACGTTGGTTTTTTATTTTCTGGTTTTTTATATTTGCTTTTATGTTTTTCAGCCATGATTCTTTCCAATTTTAATATAAATATATCATCGTGCGTATTTCAATACTCCTAGTATCTGATTAACGGGTGCAAATGCCCCGGTTAGCTTGTATGTATTTCCGCCATACGTAAATACAACTCCCTCTGAAGGAACGATTGCATCAAATCCACCGAGTTTCTCAATGCGTTTAAGTTCTAATTCTAATTTTGCAACAGTTGCTGGATTTGGATTGTTTTGTAATTCTCTAATAAGTTCAGCTAATTCTTGTTTAATTGTTTGAACCGTTTTTGAAGGATTTGCTGCTAAGAAATTTTCTGCATTTTTTAATGCCACCGCACCTAATCTTAAAAACAATGTTTCAAATGGTTCCATGTTTTGTTTATAATATTGTTTGAATTCATTTTTGTCAAATTCTTGAACCCAATTTAAAAATTCTGGATTTGTGATTTGTTTTTTAAGTGCCGTAATACTTTGTGACTTATCGAAGAATGCCCAACGGTTTATTAATGCGTTTAAAACATCTTCTGGAACATCATATCCCATTTTATCAGCTTGAGTTTTAATAACGTCTCGCCACCACGCTTTATGATATTCAGCTATTTGATCTGTTTCCTTTAAACCAAATTTAGATCGTAACTGATCAATTTCGTTGAAGAATGCTGCTTGTTGATCTTCGAAATCAGATATTCTACCGATTTTAATTTGTTGCGGAGGAATAAATGAAAATGTTTTTTGCATATGTGCGTTAGCATCTTGTATAATTTGTTGAACCATGGCCCCGCCGGTTAAATCTGTTTCAACTACATTAGCTTGTTCATCATATTCAACTAAATTGTGAAATTGCAAATGTGCTTTATCATATGATATAACATTTTTAGTTGCAGGATAAATAATTTCCATGTTTGCAAATACTCGACCATTTTTAAATATTTGTGCTAATCTATCTGCAGGTATTCGTTGCAATGATTCTGCTAAATCTTCAGCACATGCACTATATGCATCTACCACCGTTTGATATGCTGCACCTGCTTGTGCTCCATTTTTTTCAACAGATTCTCGTTGTTTACGCTGAAAATCGGCAATTAATTCTGCTGGCGTCATTGGATTAATGATAGTACTTTTGTTTCGTGCAAATCCAGGTTGTCCATTTTTCCAAGTAACTTGAATGTTTTGTCCATCTGTTTTTTCAGTTACTGCAGCTTCGATATCTAATCGTCCTTCCAATGCACGACTAACTATTTCTTTCATATCATTAAAAGTTAATCCTCGATCATCCCATGGGTGTGCCATATGGCCTGCTGCACCGCCTTCCATTAATTTTGCGCCGTATACGGTTTTTGGAAACTTATCAAAATCATATACAAATGATTCATCATCTTGTTTATCTAAAAACTTGTTTAATTTATTAATCTTATTTTTATGTCGGCGAGTTTCGGCATTGTTCATTGTAGCAGCAAACATTTCATCAACTTCTTCTTGTAATTGTTTTGCCCACCATTCTTTTGAAAATAATGCTTCTTGTAATCCCGTTGCAATTTGCCAAGCATTTTTTACTAACGCATCTTTAAATTGAGGATATGATGCACGAAATGTTTCATAATTGCGATCTACTATTGCTTTACGTACTATGGTTGCTGATATAGGTGTACCATCTGCATATGTTTCTGGATCTACATCTATACTTAATTCCGTTGCATCAATTTCCATAGGAATTTTTCGACCTTTTTTATCACCAATTGTTGCATATTTATCTACATTAGGAACAAATGCTTTTGCTCTAACATAATCATCTCCTTTTGCGGAAGCTGCCATGGCATAACGACCGGTGGCGTCTGACGGCAATTCAAACAAATATTCATACGCTGCCATTATCGGCGAATTGAATTCAGTAGGTTGGATTCGTATATCTGGATTATCATTAAGCAAATTGAACATTTCAATGCTTTGTTGTCTAGTAATTCCTTCTCTCGGTTGCGGGCCTATTAATAATATTACTTGACCTACTTGTGGAGATTCGGCATAACGTTGTGCTAATGCTAAATGTGCTCCCGTTAATGGTTTAAATCCACCAGGAAATAAAACTGTTATTTTATCCATTATGTTCCGTTTTATATAAATATTATTTAATTGGATTCAATGGCGTTATTGTACTTCCGCCAACACTTCGACTAGTTCGCCAAACAAAATTTTTCATTTTCAATGTTCCGCCAGTTCCTGTTGCGTTTGTATATACAACTAAATAAATTTGCGAATACATTCCTTGGCGATCGGCAAAATCATCGCCGATTGTAACTTCTGTAGTTTGTGCACCAGATTCAGTTGTTGATGATAATACTGCATTTCCGATTGCAAACGGATTTCCTATTGATCCGCCATCTTGAAATGCACCATAATAACTAGATCCTACTGTAGGTCCTAAACTTGCAGTAGCAATATATGCTTGAGCATTACATGTAACGGAAACCGATCCTGTATTTGCAATCTCATAAGTAAATGATACTTGACATCTTGTTTCTCCAGGTAAAATGTAAGTCTGAAAAACCGATGCAGTTTGTGCGTTAGTTGCACCCCCATCAATTGATCCAATGTCAATAACTGATTCGGATTGATCAAAATATACAATTCTACCTACGTTTAATCCGTCAACAAATTCGCTATTTGAATCAAATAATACGTTTCCGCCTTGCACTGCAAGAAATGACGATGCTGTTACATTGCCTTGTGCCGTTAAATGAAATCCGCTTGCAGAAATTTCAACATTGCCATTAGCCCCACTTATAAATGTAGTTGCGGGATTGCCAAAAAAGAAACTATCCGTACGAACATCAATTTCAGACGGCGAAGTTGAATATCTAAAATAGCTTGCAGTGTTTGCATAAAGTTCTAAACCAACGCCGCTGTAAGCGACATTACCTTTTGTAGTCTGACCCGGTAATGCCGATCCGGACCAAAGTAAGAATCCAGGAAAACCGGCATAAAATCCTTCATATCCTAATGATCTAACAAATCCTGAATTTGGATATCCGCTGATTGCAACGCCACTATTTAAGGAGTCTGCTACATATAAAGAACCAGTAAGCATTGAAAAGTTGCCATCTATATATCGATTACCGCCTTCCCAATCTAGATTATACACATAAGATATTTGTTTGCTTTTGACTCCGGCTACATTGTAATATTCAACTTTAAATGAAATTTGATTGTCAATTTTATGCGTAGTTTGGATTGGTGTTTTTAATCTCGTATAATCTGGCGTATACCCTGCATCATTATCAGTGACAACATGAATATCAGAAACTTGCCATTCGCCTGTTTCTACTACAAGTAATAAAACGCCAGTTCCAGTATAATCTGCTATAAAACTAAATGTTTGATCATCAAATCTTTGAGCGTCGCCAATCGCGGTTATTTCTCCAATACGTTTTCCAAATTTAGTGGGAAATTCTTGATTGAAATAATCGGTTGGGTCTTGATAAAAACTGCTACCTGATAGATAGATTGCTAGTTTCGGTTGTAAGTTGTTGCTCGTAACAGATCTGGTTCCAATTGCATCTAATGTAATTTTATAAAATGCATCTTGTTTAAATACCCCATTGAATGAACTACTAATTTGAGCTACTTGTACTGAACTACTATTTGCAATATTAATTGAACTAGATATCAACATTGCATTACTCATTGATGCCGTAGTGAATTGCAATGTAGTTGGAGTTATTTCTATTCCATTTTGGAATGTATGTGCTTGCCAATATGTATCAATAATACTTTGTGACGTAAATATACCTATAGATTGATCTGGAAATAAAGATGCGGTATTTGAAATGAATATTTCTGTTTCTTCCAATTCGACGTCATTAACTAAGTCCCAAGTTCCTACAGTACCGTTATTATTAGTAAATACTTTGATTCTAGAAACATCGCCAGTTGCTGGTTCTAATCCTGTTATTTGTATTAATGCAAATGATTGAGAATTTTCAGTTGGAACATATGTAGGCGATGCTTCATAATTTAAAGAAAATGTCGAATTATCAAACTGCGTATATGTATGTGGAAATACGCTTTGACTGCTATAAACTGTATAATTACTATCTAATAAAGCCGATGTTGGAGATAATATCTTTTTTATTGTAGATATATATGGCGTTGTAGATATTGTATAATTAGGAGTAGGCGTAGGATTTTGCGGAGCAGATACTGTAATCGTACCGGTTGACATATCCCCAATAAATTCTCCACCGGTGATTTCTATTGCCGGTTGATTATTATATTCAAAATATCGTACTTGTCCCGTAGTATATGTTGGAAACTGCGAAGTATTTGGATATGTTCGATCTAATTGTACTCCAATTTGTTCTGACACCGTAACTGCGGGCAATGTCTCAAAAATTATTTCCGAATCGTTTGATATATTAGGGTTTACTGGTATTGTGCGAGTCCATTTTACATTAGCACGACCTTGCCATTCTGCGGGAGCAGGTTGACCATTTATAACTGCAGCTTCTGCAATCAAAGTTATAGTACAATCACCCGGAGATGTATCTTCGTAAATATAAATTGCAATAACTCGACTTTTGTCTTCATCTAAGAAATTTACTACTTCAGTATAAATTGGATTGCCATTATAATCTAAAACTTCTAAATTTAATACCCCGCCTACCTTTAAATTAGTAGGATTTCCTCGAAGTTTGAATAGATTTTTTCCTGCAGTTAATCGTAATGGAAATTCCGATATTTGAAAATAGTCTGGAGATGTAGCAGATGTGTCTGTAAAATAAACATCAATAAATTCTAAACCTTTATAAACTGTTTCTTTACGTTTCATGAATTTGATACTTTATTATAAATATCAAACATGATTAATCTTGCTGAATCCATTTTGTTTGTTTACTTCAATTAAATTATCAACCATATCCCGCATAGAATCGACGTGTGAAATAATAATTGAAAAATCAAATTTAGTTCTAAAATAATCAAATAAGTTTACTACCGAAGAAATATGTTCTGCATCTAATGACCCCCAACCCTCATCTATTGCAATAAAGTTAGGACGAGGTAATGCTGAAACATTGATAAGTGCAATGCGTATTGCTAATGATGAAATAAATCTTTCCATTCCAGACGTTAATTCTAATGGCCAATAATTATCTTCATCGTAGATAATATATCCGTTAATATTTTTGCCATCAGTATTTAATACCATGTTAAATTCAACAATTTGATTTAAAACGTTATTGATTTCAGATTCAATTTTAGGAATAGCTTTTGCAACTAATTCATATGGAATACCATTTCGTTTAACTGATTCTAAATAATATTCATATGCTTTGTATTCCGTTTCAAGTTGTCGATAACGTTCTAATTGTTCAATTGCAGTGCCTTTGTTCGTACGGGCAACTTCAATAGCACCAAATAACGATTTAATTTGATCTTGAATTATTTTGATTTGTTGTGAACATGATACAATTTGCGTCTTACATTCTTCAATTGATTGATCTATTTGTTGATTATGTGTAATTGCCGTTTCATTTTTACGAAATGATTCTTGTCGTTCAATAACTGTTTCTAATTCAGATTCTCGAGTTTGCAAATCACTTTCTAAAATTTGTAACTGCAATTCATTGCGTTCCAATGTAATTTTTTTAGTAGCAATATTAGATTTCAATTTATTGTATTGATCTGCAATTTCAAATATAGGTTTTAATACATCTAATTGTGAATTTAATTCTGCCAATTCTTGTTGCGTTTCTTTTAATAACGCTCTATCCGAATCAATTGTATTCTGGGCTTCGATTGCGTTTTGCACGAAAACGTTAGATGTACAGTATTTGCAGTTTGGATCATATTCATGAGATTCGAGATGTTTAATTTTTTCTTGTTTGGCATTTACTTTCTCCTGTTGTTGTCTAAATTTTTGTAAGCAGGTATTAGCTGTTTGTTCTATTTTTTGATATTGAGATGTTTGCGTTTTGATTGCAGCTGTATCAATTTGCAATAATTCTGATTCTAATGTTTCAACGGTTTCAGATAGTGTTTCTAATGCTTGTTCTGCCGTTTCAATTTCTGTTTGAATTGATTCAATTTTACTAATTAACGTTTGTTCTTGTGATTGCAATTCTGCAATATTTGGCCCATCGTAAGTTGTTGGTAGTTTTGTTTCAATTAATTGTAATATTTGTTCTTGAAATTCATTTCGAAGATCTTGTTGTTGATCTTCAAGTTGTTCTAATGATATAATAGTATCTTGATTTTCCGTAATAACTGCATCTGCTTGAATGATAATTTCAGCAAAATCTGTTTTCTTATAATCTTTTAATCGACCTGCAGTTTCTTTGATTTCATCTGCTGCAAGCTGATAAAGTTGTTCAAACACCGTAATATCTAAAAATTGTGATAGAAGATCTTTGCGTTCTTTTTGTGACTTTTCAATAAAATTGTTGTTGTCAGCTTGAAGTGAAAATGCAGTTAAAATAAAATCATCATATGTGCCTAAATATCGACGAATGTTTTTATTTGTTTCACTGCGTTCTTCGCCATTTAAATTTTCTGAATCGGTATAAAATTCTACATCAACTTTAACGTGCGTTTCTTTCTTTTTGTTTTGAGTACCTTTACGTTCAATGGTATATGTTATGCCATTCATTTCAAAACGAAATACACCTCGGAACCAATCTTTCTTGTTATTTAATACTTCATTTGCTTTGCTCGTTTTGCTACATTTATCAAATATAGTATATGTAATTGCATCAAGCAAACTTGATTTTCCAGATGTGTTTGCAGCAAATAATCCGCAGACATCAGACAAGTTTTCAAAATTTAAAACATTGCCTTCGCCATATGAAAACATGTTATCAAATTCAAACGATATAGGATGCCAGGTAGTATGGCGTATTGATTCTACTGCAGGCAATTTTGAATTTATTGTGCGATTAATGTGTCGAATGGCATCAATTTCATTAGGAGTAGCCTGTGGAAAATTCGTATCAATATATTCTGTTAATAATACATTTTGATATTCAACATCTCGAACATTTCCGATTGCTAAACTAGAAGAAGTATTAGTTGCAGTTGAACCTATAGTTCTTTGAATTGTAATGTCTTCTACTTGATATTTTTTGCGAATCGTTGCAATTAGCCGTTTCATATCTGCTGCACTCGTTTCATTAAATTTAATACGAATACGCGGACGTTTTGGCATACGATGTGGAGAAGATATGATTGCAGAGCCTTGAGTTTCTATAGTCACATAACCATAATCATTTTCAATTTGCACAAATTCCGCACTTCGTTGTTCTACATCCCAAACTAATATACCATGGTCCAATGCTTCGCCATGATTTTGTTGAATAAGAGAACCAGGATATGCAACGGTTTGAGCTGCATCTAGAAATTGTGCCGGTTTGTGAATATCTCCTAGCAACGTAATGTCGTGCCCTTCAAACAAATCAACACCTACATGTTCATTAGATATTTGATATCCAATATCTGTTTTAGCAGTATTTACTGCACCATGGTGTAATGCAATTTTGTATGAAGCTGTGAAATCTTTTGCACGAACGTAATCAGCAGGAGTTTTATCAACTGCCATATGATTCCAAGTAATGCCACCTAATTCAAACAATCCATTGTCTTTAACAAAATGAATATGTTTATTTTGAATTACATCTAGTACTGGACTTACTGCATCGATGCGATGCATATTGTTTAAGTTCATGTCATGGTTACCTAAAATAACAATTGTAGGTAATTCAAATCCATTAAAGAAATCAACTAGCATTTGAACTAGTTCCGGAGACATATCTAATTTACTATGCACAATATCTCCAGTAACTACTGCAATGCTTCGTTCTGTTTTAGTTTGATTAATATATTCAAACATGTTTTTAAATACTTCTCGATATTCTCGATGCCGTTTCAATGTTCGAATATGTACGTCTGAAATATGATAAATTTTATCAATCTTATCAATTCCCGTTTCAATTTTTTTTATGCCCATAACATGTCCATTTTGAGTGCCATGATGCGCTCAAATGTTAATATATCAGTATCGTTAATAATTTCTGTAATATGTTCAAAACCTAATTCCGATGCATCTGCATCTTGTAGTTTGATAAAATAAACATTTAAACCTTCTGCCATAAATCGTTCTGCAATTTGCACTGCATTTTTAAGTGCGTCAGCATCCAAGCAAATATAGATATCTCTAACTCGTTTTTCAATGATTTTCTTTTGTAAAGCTGGTTGAATGATTTTTCCAAACAATGGAATTGCATTGCGTTTAATTGCAATTGCATCAAATGCGCCTTCGCAAAGTATAATCGGTTGTGACCAATTTATAGTTAAATCAAATCCAATGATATCTTTCGATATTTTTGGATTTTTATGTTTTTGTTTATCTGCCTTATAAAATGCTCTAGAAACAAAATAATTCAATTGTCCTGCTTCATCATAACTAGGAATAATTATCTTTCCGGAATATTCTCCTCGTTCACAATATCCAATGCGATACTTTAAAATATCTAGCATACCAACACCACGTTGAGCTAAATAATGAATTGCATTGCGATAATCCGGCGTACTTTTTTTATTCCATAACGGAATATAATTTTCCGGCAATGCCAATGCAGTTACGGTTTTTGTTTCCGTATTAATACGATATCTAGAAGATTCAATTATTTTTGAAAGTTGTTCAAACCATTCTTTCGACAAGCCCATTTGCTTGAATAAACTAGAAATAGTTCGTCCTTTTTTATCAGATATCCAACAATGCCATGGATTTTCTCCGGCATGATTTGTGTTGATATCAATTTCTAATTTTGGTTTGTAATGTGAAGTGAATGGCGAAAAGAATGCAATATTATTTCCGGAAGTAGATTTCCCTTTACCTAGAACTGATTCTAATAATTGTAACAGTTTAAGATTCTTCACAATTATAATATAATAAAAAACTGTAAGTAATCCAATTAATAATTAATATATAATATAATGTTAAGCACATACATTTCATTACTGGCTTAACGATCGAATCAATAAATTCTTCAATCTATTAATTAAATAACTTTCATTAATCTTCATGAATATATTAAAAATAATTCACAAAACAAACCTTACTTAAAAAAACGTTTCGGGTCTGCAGGTTCTTCGCCCGGTTTTACGCATTCAGCAAACCATTCTGCAGGTATATCTTTTTTTGCAACGTGCATAATACCTAGCTTGCGCGCAAACGTTTCATACGTAGTTGGGGATGTTTTTGACAATTTTTGATTAGGATTCTGAAACACCATACGTATGTCGATTCCAGGATTTGATTGCAATACATGTTTCATCTTAGTGCGATCTGCAGTAGTCCAACGTCCTTTTGTTTCTATGTACATGGTACCGCCGTTGCGTTTTGTAAACACAAAATCGGGAGTATATTTTGCTTTACGTTCTGGTACCACGTAATTTAACGTTTCAGTTTCATAACGCAATTCATATTCTGTTTGTTTGATTTGTTCTGATATGGTTAATTCTAATCCAGATTTATAACCATGTTTGAGTGCATTTGCTCGTTTAGAGTTTCCGGAACTATGAAAATGATTTCGTCTCATTATATAACTTTTTATACAGATTAATTATTTAGATTTCGTTTAACGTTCAGGTAAATTTTTACGTTTGCCGCCTGGAGTTCCCCATATTGTATTTTCATATGCAAAAGCAATACGATCATATACTTGCTTTGCAGAATATGTTAAATTTAGTTTTGGAGTAACACCATCAATGAATGCAAATTTAGGATTATACAATTGACTTAATAATCGTCTAACTCCTTTTGCTTCTTCTGTTGAATTATCTAGTCCTAACCGTTCGCCGTTTCGATACAATAGGCCCGTTAAACTTTGATAATCTAAATAATATGGCTGAATTCCTTGCAAGTATTCTATAGTAGTGCCAGTCGAACCATTTCTTGTAATAAAATATTTAACTTGTTTTGGATATTTTTTTGTTAGATAACGAAGATTTCCATATAGTAAACGTATAATCATATCCGTATATGCTGCACTATTTTTGTCTTTACTATTTGGAATTAAGTATTTTTTAATAATACGATATACCGCCTCTTCGTCGATACCAGTAATATTATTGCGTTTTACGGAATTTATTGCTTCAATAAATTTTATTGAGTTAGATATTAACTTCCATTGGTATGTAGCTTGCGGAGTTAGCTTTTTGCTACGTTCAATACTCGTTCCTTTATCTTTTTTAGGTTCCGAATCTTTTTTAGTATCGTCTTTTTTAGGTGTTGTATTTGTATCTTTTTTAGTATCATCTTTTTTAACTACAACAACCGGGTTAGGATTATCAGTTGTAGCAATTTGTTTGATAACATCCTGATTCGCTGGCACAAGTTGTTCGTATAACTTATTATATATGTTAGAATTTTTAATTCTAGATTCGTTAGTTCCTGTTTTTATTGCATTGGTAGATATACCAAATAATGCAGTTGTTAAATCATGTGACCAATTAGTTACAGGCGTTTTACCTGTATATACATTCAAATCGTTTAATAAAGCTTTAGATCGCGTACCCCAAGTTCCATACTGCGAAATAGGAGCTTTAAGGAAATTTTTAACTGATAACCATTCTTGTACATCTGCATAATCAGACAATACAATTCTTAAAAACTGCTGAAATTCATATACTGTTTTAGAATCCCACGTTGATGGATCTTCAGATTTTTCTAAAAAATAATTTTTAGTAAATTTAGTTTTTACTGCAGTTGAATCATTTCTAGAATTATATGGTATAAATTCTATATATTTGTCTTTAGGTTTTGTTTGTAATTCGCAAGTTGCAATGCGAGTTTTTAAATCAGCTGGAGTTGCAAAAACATATGATGCATTCGGTGTTTCAGTTGGATCTAGTTTATTAATATTAGCTTGATATAATTGTTCAGCTTTTGCAATAGACGCAGAATCCCATTTGCCCGTTATAGCACCTAAACCTTGTTCTTTTTGAAATTGTTCGCAAGCTGCACGTAATTCGCATCCAAATTTGTTTGAATTTTTTACTGAAGCTAGATTGTCTAATTGCGAACTAGCTGTTGTATCTGAATAAAAATATCTAAATAATTTTAAAACTGAAGA